CCTTGAGTATCGCTCATCTTTTCTTTCCTAAATTATATCGGGAACCGCCCGAAACGGGTTACAAAATCTTTAACCGCTTCTCCTCAATTAGCTTGTCTGACGCTAACCCTTCGAGATACGTTTCAATTGACTCTATTGCCCTCAACTGACGATAAGCAGACTCCCTAACCTCTACCTGACCATAATCGCTAGTTGCGAACTTGGCAATCTCTTGCGACCGGAGTTCTTCCATCATTTGCTGAAAGTTCTCGTCTTTCAGGAGTATCTCAGCCCAATATGCTTTACTCATCTCAGTCCAAATCCCTCACAACAACAGCCGGGATATTCTTTACCCCTAACATATTCAAAGCACCAAGCCTATGACCACCCTCTAAAACGTATGCGCCTTCTTTATCAACAGCGACAATCAAGGGATCAATATACTTGTTTTCTTTAATTTGTTTTGCAAGTTCACTAACTCTTTTTAAGTCATCTGCCGATCTAAATAAATCTTTTGGCTTGCTTGCAGGAAATGCGCTCATTGGAACTGATCTAATGCCCTTGTCTATTTCATACTTATCAAACGTAGATGCTATAGACCCCATGTTTTTGATTTTCTCTCCAACTCTCAGTCCATCAACAACTTCAGTTGCTTTAGGGTAATTCAAAAACCAAGGAGTCATTTTTTCTAATGTATTTGCTGGATTATTTAATGGTTTTGTTGATCCCGCAAAGCCCATCGCTAGGTCTTGATTCACCCTATCCACATACGCCTTAGCAGAAGCCTGTTCAGGAGTCACCAGAAGCCCTCTCATCTCGTTTAACTTAGCCTGAGTAGCCAAGTCACCAGCCTGATTAAACGCCCTAGCCTGATCGTTTAGAGAAGCCATGTACTCTCTAGGATCACTTACCAATAGACCAACATTAGCCTTAGCACTCTGCTTGGCTCGGTCAATCATTCCAACGATGTCAGATAGTAAACCAGCCATTATCTGCTCTCCAGTAATCCAACAGGCATACGCAGTTCAGTCGGTTCCGCAAATGGACTCTGACCGCTAGCCTGACGAGACTGAGCAAACATCATCGCCTTGTTGTAAATGTCCTCAGTAGGCTGACCACCTTGTAGCAAGTAATTAACTTCCTGCTGCGTTAAGGTAGGAACTAGCAACGGGAAACTCATACCCTGATCGTTAGTAGCCGAGATTTCAGTTGAGACACCTTCTGAGCTAGGCAACATACCGAAATAGCCCTTACCCTTCATCGATAACGGCTCACTAGGACTCTCAGCGTATCTAGCCCCATACGAGGCTATACCCTGCTGAATCATGTCGTGTAGAAGCCCGTTCACGCTGTCAGATTCCCTAGCTCTTTGATCGCCTTCAGGACAATATCAGCCTGTTTAGCTCTCGTATCCTCATCAGCCAAGTCCATCGCTAAGATAGCCTGTAGCTGTTTAACCGCTAACTCAGCCTCACGAATCTTCATGTCAGCCTCTTGCTGTTGGGCTTTCATACTCATTTCTATGCCCTTACGGGCAAACTCAGCCTCTAACGACTGACGCTCTAGGTCTAGCTTCGCAGCCTCGATCTGAGTCTTAGCTTCGGTCTTTTCACGCTCTACCTGAGCCAACATCTGCGCTACTTCAGCCTGTTGATCTGGTGCTGGTGGCTGTGGCTGAGATAACTGCTCGTTCAACTCTGGAGAAATCTCGTTAAGGAAAACGTTAGCATCCTTGAAACCAGCCGCTTCAATCATTCGAGCCAACGTATCTCGGTACTGAGCAACGCTAACCAACGGATTACTAGGGCCAAACTGCTGGAGAATCTGCTCCTGCTTGCCCATAATCATCTGGAGCATAGCCAGTTTCTGTTCACGATCCCCTGAACCCAACCCAACGTTAATGGCTACGTCGTACTGGTTAGTCCACGATCTAGGGTCAAACGTCACAAACTTGCCACGCATACGGACAATCTTTGCCTGATCCTGATACTTGCCCAACAAGTGCAGAATCCCCTTAAACAGACTCTTAACGCCTGTCTCCGCAAAGATACGAGCAATCAACTCCAGCTTGCCAGAGTTTGACTTCATCATCGCAGCAATAGCCGTAGCGGAAACATTGTTCAGCACATCTGGATCAAGACCCTGTTGCTGGTCATTAACACCTGTACGTTTAGCCTGAACCGAATCCATGTACTCAAGCAATGGGAAAGCCTGAGCAGTCACCGCAGGAACCTCGATAGGCGCAATAGCACCACCCGACTTCATGCGGATTACGCCACCCGGAGTAGCGTTCAAAACGTCATCAATATTGACCTGACCCTCAACTATTCCGATTCTTGCATTGTTCGTTAGATACAGGTTATCAAGCATCTGTCTCGTAACAGTAGACTTGATAAGCTGGATGTCCATAGTCCGGTCTGCCAACGACTGACCAAAGAACTTATGCGGAATCGGGATAGGACAGAGACTGTGGAACGGAACCAGGTCACATTCCTCATCGTCTAGGATTTCGTTACCAGAATAGGTAATCTTCCGTAGCTCGGCTATACCATCGCCATTAACGTCGATCTGGATGTAGCACTCGTAGACCTCAACGACCTGCATCGTGTAGTCAAGGCTGATGTTCTCATCCGGCTGCTCACCTTGAGAAAACCTAGCTACTCGTTCAGGAGTGTACTGAAGGTCATCATAGCTAGGCAAACCTTCCACAATGTCCTTATCGAAACCCATAGCCGTTAGCTCTGATCTCGTCATCAAACGACGGTGAGCTACGAACGGACTATCTTCAATGGTTCGTGCAGACTTGCTAATCAGGAATTCTTCCGGCGGCACGTTCTCAATCTTCACACAGCCGTACTTCTTAACCGTCTTGACCTTGACCGTGTACATAGGAATCTGAATAGGCATCCCCATCATATCCACGCCACCATCAAGCATCTCAACCTTCTGGCTAGTTACCTCAATGCTCGGATCACTTAAGAGCAGAGCTAACTCATCTTCAGTCAGGTTCTTGTAAGTTTCCTTGTTGACATCTTCCTTAGCTTCCCAGTACGCCTTGACTACGCCGACCTTCTGCATCAGCGCATCTTTGAACCAGTTGTGCAGGATGATTAGACCGTCGTTCTCACGGTAAAAGACCCAGTTACAGTAGTCTGTAGCCTGTCGTGATGACTCCTCATCGTCTGGAGTCTGAGGCTCAAAGGAGACAATATCCTCAGTAGTCGTAAAGACTCGGATAAGTTGTGGCAATGCTCCGTCAATAGCTTCTGCTACCTCGCCAGTAACAATCTGGCTACGACCTTCTACCTCGTTGCCATAGGGATAACGCAGGTAATACTCTAGTGCCTTAGCACGTTGGTCGGTAGTCTCGGTATCGACATAGCCAATCGCATTGTCGATTTCATTCTCAAGAATACTCTTGATCTGCCCTTCGTCCATCTTCATAGCAAACCCCTAAGTTTTGCTCATTATACAATCCATTTAGTCGAAATTGGCAATGTTGTCTGCCATGAAGTATCTGTCTCGTCAAGACCAATCGCTAGGTATCTGAAAGCGTCTGAGTAATGGCTAGACCAGTCATGCAAAGGCTTCTCGTAGAATATCTGTCTACGCTCATCATGCTCTCGACGGTAGTTCCGTAGCGCATCTAGTCCGTTCTTTGTTCTCGGGTTGAACCAGCATCTAGGCAACATACGTCGCACAGCCTGTATCCCGTCGGCAACGCTAAGTCTCGGAGCGACTGTGATGCTAAGTCCAGCTTCCTCCAGCACTTCCTTACGGCTCTTTCCGGTTCCGAGTTCTCTAACCTGTACGTCATGGGGCAGGATTTGGTCAAACTTCCCATAGTCGTTATCCTTCAACCATCCGACATACCAGTCCAGTCCAACCCCGTGATTCTCTACGCAGTCGATAAGTCGGACTTCCTTCCCTGCCAACTGAGCAACCCATATTGCAGTCGAATCGCCCATTCCCAAATCCCAAGCAGCGAAGCTACGGCACAGACCGTCAGTAGGAAAGTCGCTAACACGACCATTGCTCTCAAGATCGTTAATGAGCTTGCCATAGTAAGACCCCTCAACCGCTGCGTTAAAGGAACACTCGAACTCCTGGTTATACCTGTCCTCACCCATCTCTCGATAGGCAGCCTTTAGCTCTGAGTCAGGTAGAACTCCAGTCTGGCTAGCCTTGAACTCCAGGAACTTCCAGCCTTCCTCAGACTTGGCTCTGTCCGCTAGTTCAGCGAAATGGTTATTGCCTTTAGGAGTACCAATGAAGCAAGCCCACCCAAGCCTATCGGCAAGAGCAGGTCTGACGATCTCGTTCCATATTCTCGGATTCTGATCGCCAACTTCGTCGATAACCACGCCATCGAAATACTGACCACGCAAGCTGTCAGGATTGTCAGACCCGTAAAGACTAACCCTACGCCCAAAGAAATCAGCACGAAGCTCAGAAACATTGTAGGTAGCTCCTAGTGGTCTGGTGTACTTCTGAAGGTAATCCCACGCTACTCGTTTGGCTTGTCCGTAGGTAGGCGCAATGTAGGCAAATCGTGGGTCTGGCTTGTCGCACTCGATAGCGGACTTGATAAGGTGATTGATTGCGGAGACTGTTTTACCAAATCTCCGGTGAGCCACTACGACTGTGAATCTATGCGCCTCAATAGCCTCATGGATTTCTAGCTGAAGCGTTCTCGGCTCGTAGTCAATGACGATCTCTGTCATGCAGTCTTTTGATACCCGCAGTTCAGACACTTGCTATTGACCAGAAATGCGCTGCACATAGGGCAGTTAGTCGGCTTGTAACTCATTTCTTCCCTCCCCACTTAATAACCATCTCTTGAGCTTCCCCATCCTTGCCCGTTACTTCTGTCCTAGCCAGCTTAGGTATATGGTACTCACTCATCTTCAGCATAATGTCCAATGCCTTGTAAGGATCAGGCTTCATGCCTAAGACTTCATCGCCCTCTGCGACCCTCTGTAGCCATCTGTCCATGTACTGACTATTACGGCTCAATAGCTCTGCAATAGCCTCTCTTACGACCTTAGTAGACTTGTTTACTGCTCCTTTAGGTCTACCCTTACCGAATCCATTTTCTTTTTCTTCGGCTATTTTATTTTCTTCTGTTTCCATAATTGCAATACCTTCCGGTGTCTTGCTTACTTTTTTGGTAATTTCTGTAGATTAATTTTTGATAACTGCTGTGGAGAAAGCATAAACTGGCTGTCTACCTGTTGGAAAGGTATTCCCATATTTGTCAGTCTCTCATACATCTTTTTCGTTGCATCGCTTGTAATTGTGTCTGATTTCCAACCCATCTTATTTTTCTTAGCTACGTCCAATGCCTCTAGATATAACCTTGTTGCTGTTCCCTTACCACCAACTTTTTCAGGCTTATCCATAACCTCCAGATAAGCACTCATGTACTTAGGATCAAACTCATTAGGAGATGTTGTCAATATAATATCTGGATTCTTATTTTCTCTAAAAACAAATCTATTTGCCCGATCAACCTGCATATCTATTTTTGGCTTTACGCTTTTGCCAGAGCCAAAATAATCATCCATGTTCTTCATGGTTTGACGCTCATACTGCTTTCTAGTTATCTCTTTATTAATAAACTTATCCTCTAGCTCCTGACTGAACCAAGGAGCCTTGGAGCTTAGTGTCTCTTTGTTAGCAGCCTCTGGTAGTTTACCCATCAACTTATCTTCACCATGTACCCGTTGATAAGCCATCCCTGCGTTCTCAGCCTTGCCAAACAAGTTTCTTAGAGTTTCTTTTGCTGTATCTGGCAAATTCGCTACGGCTGTTGATTGACCTAAATACTGATTCAAATCTGATAACGCTGCACCCACCGGAACATTAGAGTAGTTGCTAGGTGACTCAATCCCGTAGGCTTTTGCCTGAGTAACAAGATTATCTATAGCTTTTCTAGCCTTCATCTCGGCAGGATTAGCACTCGCCAAGACTTCAGGAGTTACACCTTTACCCAAACTCAAAGCCATAGGAGCAGCAAGTAAGCCAGTTTTAGCTAACGCAGCCTTAGTCGCTGTAGCTGGATTCATGGCACTCGATACCAGTTCCGTAGTCTCGCTAAGTAGACCTTCCTGTGGTGGAGGCAATAAACCCTTAGACGTTAGGTAAGCCGTTGAGCCTACTGCTTGTTCAGGCTTCATTACCCCGGTCATCGTAAACGGCAACGCAAATAGATCAACTACCCCAGTAGCAACCTGAGGAACGCCCCTAGCAGCAGATAAGCCTAGCTTTCTTAATGTTTCCTCAATCGTTGCCATAGATAGCCTCGTACATATCCGGTCTGTGAGCCTTGATCCACTCTCTCGGCTCCTCATGGCATTTCTTGTAGTCCATCCCTACTGTCTGGCTTCCTGCGTGATGCACATAAGCCCTAGAGACGAAATGCCTAAATCCCGCTTCTTGCAGGTCATGGCAGATTATATTATCTGAATACCAATTCGTGCTAGGAAACTTGGCTACCTTCCAAGCCTCTCTCGTTATCGTGGCAAATATCGGTGCTATGACAGCCGTTTCCTTAATCTGCCCCTCACTAGCCCAATACAATCCCTGCTGCTTATCGTCATGTACCGGGAACCTAATGTTCTGGTCTGGCAATACATAGTCGCTTCTTGCGCCCAAAAATCCCACTTTATGAGCGTTTTCCCGCAAAATCAGCCTGTCCTCGCCCAATAACTCGATTGTTTGAGGATTCAGCACTACGTCATCGTTAGCCACAATCAATGAATCGACTGCGATCCTTCCAAAAACGTCGCTGATGGCTTCATTATATGAGTCTCCAAAATTTCGACCAGTATTGGGTCTGACGATAACATTGGGAAGGATTCGCTTGAATCTCTCTCCTCTGGCAACGTCAACACTATAAATGTAAACCGGGATGGTAGGTGCATATACCTTGATGCTCTCTAGCAATACCGAGATACCCGGATTGCTTACATGACAAATGACTATGGCTTGCATAAAACGACTTTCATACTGTCCACAGCCCTCGGAGTCCTAATTACTTCATCATCTGGTTGTCTAGTTATTAACTTCTGACCTAGTTCTGACAGGTCAAACGCTAATTCCTTGAGCTTAAATCCTTTTTCCCAACCTAGATACCAAGCCCATTCTGTGTAGTACAACCAGCTATTTTCGTTAAACGCTCGTACATGGGTCGGGTCTTGCCATGCCCCTAAACTCAAGTCATAAGGTACGCTGATATGGAACTCACCACCAGACTTCAGTAAGTCATAGCAGTTTTTCATAGCGGAAACTAAATCAGGGATATGCTCCAGGACATCGTTGGCTATGATCTTCTCGAACATCTCAGGCTGTATCGTCATCGATCCCCATCGGGTATCAATCGTAGCTCCGAAATGCACCTTAGAAATATCTCCCCACCAATCCGGGTTAGTCCTCTGCTGAATATCGGCATTGACGCAATCCTCTCGCCAATCCTTACCAGAGCCTAAATTAAGCGTTACAGGCTGCAATTAGCTCCTCCACCTTGTCTGAACACAGCAACGGAATTAAATCGCGTATACGCTCGTCTGGTAGCTCCCACCAAGGTTTCTTTAGGAGTCTTTCTATCTGGCTCAACGTAAACCGGAGCCTGATAACCTTAGCCGGATTCCCACCTACTATTGCGTAAGGAGGAACGTCTTTCGTTACGACGGATTTCGCAGCAACAACAGCACCATCGCCTATCGTTACCCCTGACATAATCGTGCAGCCCGATCCTAGCCAGACATCATTCCCGATGACAACATCGCCCTTAGTAGCTGGATGCCCTTCGCCATGATGCGGGAATTCTTCTTCATGGATATGCCCGAAAGGGTAAGTCGTTATCCAGTCTACCCTGTGGTTTCCACCGATAAATATCTCGACGTTATCGCCAATCGAGCAAAATGACCCGATCCTTACGTCTGCGCCCTCTCCCCAATCTCGGAGACGGATATGCTCTAAACCGTAGGTGTATCTCACCACTTAACTTTATTAGCCCAATACGCAGCAGACATCTTGCCCTTCTGGATATTCTCGGCGTGACGAGCCTTAAACGACTTTCGACGGGCTTCCTCTGACTTAGATTCACCTTCCCTAGCCGGAGAACCTGACACACCCTGCTGCCCGAATCGGATTAACTTGACCTGCTCCCCCTGCTTGGCGAGAACAGCATGGCTTTTCGTAGGATGACCCGGAGTCTTCTTAGGCTTGTTATAGCCAGCAAATTCCTCCGAACCACGCTTAATCGCCATTCTTCTTACCCTTCTTTTTGCCCATAGGGATTTTGATTTCAATCTCTATCTCATTAACACCATTCTTTTTCTTCTCTTTCTCGTCCTCAAGATACTGCTTTAGCAATTCCTTGTCGGACATCTTTTTACCATTCTTCATCATTTCTTCTTCCCCTTAGCAGTCTTAGCCGCTAGTTTGAAAGCCTTAGCAGTAGGCGAACCTTCTGATCCCGGCTTACGCATCTTCTCGCCAGAACCCTCAGCTATACGCTCACGCTTTTTTTGGATATTACTGTAGAGTCCGGGCTTCATTTCTTACCCTTCTTAGCCATACCAGCCTCGCTAAGAGCAATGGCAATCGCTTGTTTAGGGTTCTTAACAACCTTGCCACCCTTGCCAGAATGGAGAGTGCCTTCTTTGTACTCACCCATAACCTTACCGACCTTCTTTTGCGCCTTAGACATCTTTTTCATTTAGCAACTCCGCTAGCTCATCCTGAAGCTCTGCCTCAGTCACACCATATCGACGCTCAAAAGCCTTACGACCAAGACCGTGATACCCCGTATTGCCACGATGATGCTCCGGACATAGCGGTATTACGTTGTCGTGAGAGTTCCGAACTCCCATTCCTAGCCCCATTCCTCGAACATGGTGAATCTCTGCTGGAGTGCCGGGATACCCATTTTTATAACAGATAATGCACCCAAAGTCAGCCACTTTAGCTAGGTATTTTGACTCCTTTTTCCGCATTTTTTGCTCTTAATTCACTCGCCAATCATGCGTTTGGTATTGAACAATTCTTTATGTTTAGGAAATGTCGTTTGCCATAGTCTTGCATAGAAAGCAATGTAGTTATTACTTATCTTGAATTCTTCACCTGTAGTTACGATGTAAACTTCCCACCGAATCCGGTTAATTATTAACCAATGGCTAATTTTTTTCCGTTTTTTTGCTACCGCTTCAAAAGCAAACTTTTGGAAATATTCCCAAACCATAGGGTTTTCACGGTGGTAATCTTCCCACTCACGTTTACGCTCCGCAAATGTTAATTTCATGTGTTTTTCTCCTTTAGCTTTGCAAGCCTAGCAGCCCTCTCTATGGTGTAGTCAGCCATATTATCCACTTCACCACACTCAGGACACTCCGTTAGGTAATCCTCAGACCACGGACATCTGCCCTTTGGAATCTCATCCCAATAGTCTACAAACCCACAGTTGCAGCATTGTGCCAAGTTGGAATCATCTATCTCGTTCATATTAATCTCCGCAAAAACAGTCTATTGAGTCATCTAGCATATCTATTTGTTGCCCTACATACTTGTGCATCTCGGAATAACTAGGACGGTCTTTCCTCCATGTTGCACCTACTACTTCTTCCATCTTTGCCCACCATATAGCCCGATCTGGCTTATCAGATACTAGGCTCATAATCTGACCCTGACCCTTCAAAAAGCATAAATCGCAGTTACCTAGTGGCGTAATTCCATTACCAAACCGCAACTTTAGGTCAAAGTTATTATTTCTCCAAAAGGTCTGGACATCAGTCTGAGTAATGCCAGCACGAACCAATGGAATAAACTTATCCGTCATCTTTGCAGCCCTACGCTGCTCATCAGCCCTAATACCTATTGCTGTGGCGTAACTTTTAATGCCTTTAGACTTCAAAAACCGATCAATCGCCAAAACCTTTAACTCGCTCGTACAGAACCTAGCTACAGGATTAGGTAGATATTTCTTTTTAACAATCAACTGCTCAAATGGCTCACCGTTCCTGCTGGCTGTCTCAAACGTAACCTCAGCAAACTTAGGATCGTCAGCCCGATATTCAAGCCAATGAATCGGAACATTCCAATTTACTGAGCAGTCTCGGACAAACTCTAAGGTAGCTTCTTCCTCTTTTCCGGTATTAGCAAAGCAAACGATAGCCTCATCAGGTAGCCCATTGTTGGCTTGTAGAACCCGCCAGAGCAGGTAAGCACTTGTCCTGCCACCGGAGAAGCTGATAACGGTAGGCTCATCTATTAGAAATGGGTTTCTCATTGAGAATTCCGGTCTAATGACCTATTGCTGGCTTCCTGAGTACGGTACACATCGATCCTAGCCTGTGCTGCTACCAGCATCCAACGCAGCCTCTCAGCCTCCTCTACAGCCGCTTTAAGCCCTTCTAGTAGCTCTAAGTATTCTGGATGGCTATAGGCGTAGGATTCTTTGTCAGCAATCGTATTCCCCATCGCACTAGCAAAAAGAATAGCCTTCTTAGACTTTCGATATTGCTCTAGGTAAGTCACCTCAGCCTTAGCTTGTGCATAGGCTTTGGCATTCTTAATCATGTAATTGATTGCTTCGTGAGGATCGATTGAGTTCATAGTAGAAACCGGGGTTCCCCCTGGTATTTAGTTATTTTCTGCTAAGGAATATTTGCCATTAACATCAGTTAGTTTTAATTTTTTTATAGCGGCTTGGAAAGAAATGTTTGAACGACGCAATTTTCTCCAGCCTTTTTTGAAACTTGGGTGGTAAAACTTATCGCCGTTTTGGTAATCAACTTGCAGATAAGCACCATCTATCATCAGTTCTACGATCTTTTGGCTATTCATCTCAGCTCCTAGTTAATTAATATTGTGCTGCTGTGAAGTAACTATAGCTAAACTGATTCCAGACCGCAACATAAATATTTCTATCAAGAATCATTCTTCAATAGTTTCCGAACAGGCAATCCTTACCGCTTTAATCGCAGCCTGTGGATTCGACACTACCGCTACCTGACCCTTCCAGACTGAGTGCCAGATAACCTGATCCGCTGTCAGCTTGGCTTTCTCATCTTTCTTTATTTCTAACAAAATGTTCTTGCCACGATAGCCCACCAGAATATCCGGGCAGCCTTGACCGACTCCATGTAGGTGCTGGACATCCATGCCTACTCGCCGGAGTTCCTTGACGATCTGCGTCTGCGTAGAATCTACTCGCTTAAAGACCATTCTTACCCCTTTCTCGCAATCTTTTCCTCAATCTGCCAGCCAAGTTCTTCTAGTAGCTCCTCAGTCGTTTCACCGTGACCAGTTGCGTAGGCACGAGCCATCATCCACTCAGCTACCTTCTCACGCTCCGCTGCCACAGCCTCACGAACTGCCACGCAAATAGGACGCTGACATTCGTTATGGCAAGTATGAATATCATCCACGCCAATCTCCTTTCTTTCCTCGGTTCCCTAACCCCCATTGAGATTTACAGTCAGCCTCTAGCTGGTCAGCAGCTTCATGACCACGTTTCTTCCTAACAACGCTCAGGTACTTTAACGCTGAATCCCTGTCTGCTGTCCTCCAGGCTAAGACCTGCCTAACCTCGCATCGATGTCTTTCAGTCTCTAAAACGTCCATTGTTGTCAAAGTCCTGTGGTCTTGATCCTGCCGATTCAACAAACTGCTGGCTAGCTTGGTGATACCAAAGCTGATACCACTCCTGAGCCTCTCCGTTACGCTGCTTCTCGTTCATTAGGAACGTATCTCCCTGCGATTCATCAACAGTCTCGCCGCGATTTCGCTGGTTTTCCTTCTTTTTGTTGCGCCACACAAGAAAGACGTTATCAACCTGATCGCTAATGGAACCAGAGCCTTTTAGGTCGTTCTTATTCGGCGTAACCTCGTCTGAAGCCTGTTTTCGGATATGGTGAACTAGGTGAATATGGACGTTATGATCTCTAGCCAAAGCCGTTAGCTCATCGATAAAGCCCTTCTGACCGTTGAAATCGTCCTCGTTCTTGACGCACTTCATCAGGGAATCGATAAATATATGCTGGACTCCTAGTTCCATAGCGCAATACCTCGCCATAGCGATAACCTTGTCCGGGCTAGTCGTTCCCTGCTGATCGTAAAGATAAAGATGGTCAACTGTAAACTTATCCATCCGAGTCAGAATCTTCGTGATGTAAGCCTCTCGGTCTGATACCAGAGGATCATCAATAAATTCTCCTGAGAACTGTCGCAACATCCTCTCAATCGTCTTGACAGGCTTCATCTCAAACGACGCGATACAGACCTTCTGGTGCTGCTTCACTAGGTGCAGAGCTATTTGTCCGGTCAACAGCGACTTACCACCACCGTTAGAACCTGCGTAAACCGTTACCTCTCCCGGTCTGAACGCAAAACTGCTGTGCGTATTAGTCCAAGGCAATACAATTTTTGTATCTCTAGCGGTGCTTAGATAGCTTTCCTTAATATCATCGAGGAAGTCTCTAGCCTGTTTGACCTTAATCGTTACATCGTTTGAATGTAGATACTTCTCTACATCAATAGAATCAGACTTGATAATTCGCAGTCTCCTAGCCTCGTCTAATTCTGCTGCTCTTTGCTCAAGACTCATTCTTAGCCTCCCGTCGTAGTTTCCTGATCTCTGCAATCAGGTTCTTGTGATAAATGTGCATCTTGTGAAGATGTCTAGCGTACTCCGTTAGCCCTAGTCCTTGTAACTTTTCGACCATATCAGGCGTATCCTCAAACCACACCATCCGGTTCAGCACATCGATTTCTTTTGGCTTCTTCATTTCTTGTCTCCTCCTTAACGACCTCAACTAACCGCTGGATTCCAAAGACACTAGCTACCCAAAACCCCGGTGTTACCTCGCTAAAGCCTAACTCAATCAATCTGGCTTCAGTCATCTTTCCTCGCTTCCATCATGGCATCGGCAATCGCATAAGCCATATCTGCTTGCTCAAAGACGTTCCACTCAGGGTCGAAAATATTATTCGTTAAAGACTGAAGCGCCATACCTGCAAACCAGTCGCGCAAATCCATGCCATCCTGAGTCGTTATGTGACCGTTATCCGCTAGTGTCGGAAATGCTTTCATCCTCATGTTTCCTCCTATAAATAACTTACTGCTTCGTTAATTCGCGTAAAAGCCGTTTTAAGCCGTTTTTTATCCCCGTCTGATACCTGCCTACCCTCAGCCATATCAAACGCCGCTATGGACGTAATAAGCGCCTCAAATTGGATTATTTTCATCAGGTCTGTGGCATAGAAGGGTCTACGGACTGGTTTACTAGTATCGCTAGGCATAAAAGATTGATCTTTAGGAAACAGATCAGTCAAGTCCATGCCTACTGCTGAAACCACTTCGTAAGCCGAACAACCAGCAAAGCACTTCAGCAGAATCCGTCCATCGTCAGTCTCGGTAATCGCTAGGCTAGGACGCTTATCCTCATGCGCTGGACAACAGGCTACCCAATGACCACGCTTGCCTTGGACTTTTTCGAGCTTGTTTAAGAAATCGCCAATCATAGGATTCTCCTTCCGAAAGGAAAGGTTGACTCACTAGGTTTTTTATCTTTAGGCTCGTAAACGTCAGACCAATTATTGGCAATGCTTTTTTGCAACACCTCAGAAATATCAAATCCCTTGGTTTTCATTTGTTGCAATTTATTAAACATTATTTTTATAGCTCGTTCTGTCATTGGTCTTTTGGTATGTTTCCGCATATCAACAAAATCATTCCAATCCTGTTCTGGAATAAAGTCAGGAATTTCAACCTTTGGCTTCTTCTCTTTCTCTTTCTCTCTCTCTGTCTCTTTATCTGGGCTAGCAAGTTGCAAGCAAGCTGCTAGCATGGTGCTAGCATCAAGGAAGAATCCTTTATCAATCAAAGGTTTAAGACCTTCTTCGACTTCTTTGCTAGCAAGGCGCAAGCGAAACGCTAGCTCATCGATAGCAGCGTCAAAACTAGCATCTTCGGATTCAGAAGCAAGCAACCAGAGTAGGGGAGCCATAGCTTTGCTAGCCATAGGCAGACTCATGAATTCCCTATCGTCTAGGAGTTCACGATGTAGTTTGATCCAAGGTGGTCGGCGGTTGCCGTAATGCTGGAAAGCTCTCCAGTTTTTGGGTACGAGTCGCATATAAGCCTCACGTTGTTGGCTGTCGTTACTAAAAAGGGTGGGTCAGGCAGGACGGTAACGAATCGTCTTTTCGGGTTGCACTCCCTAGCCATTCCCATTGACTATACCTTCGGCTTTCTTAATTCGCAAGTCTTACAAACATCGCTATTGTTGTACTGCGCTAACGATCTTGTTCTTTTGCAAACAGAGCAAAGCCGAGTACTAAAGTTATAAATCGTTTCCGTTCCATGTGAATCGGATTTTCGACGCAAGGGTTTTAATGGGTCTGTTGCCAATCGGTTGCCCTCTAGGTGAAACTTTAGGTAAAAATCTCTGTACTTCTTGTTTCGGTTGTTCTTTTGGTAAGTTCTTTTTCTTGTCCATAATTGTGCCAGAAGTGGTACTGTATTTCCTAATAGAATGTTTCTATGCAGACTCAAATATCAATAGAAATGTTTTTGTTTAGCAATATCCTGTATTCCTTTACTATTACTGAACCTTAACTAGGAGATTAGATATGGATAAGCAAGGTTACGAGCAGTTCTTAATCGGTACGCTACAAGACGGGTTTCCCGGTGAGTTGACTGCTTGCTTCAAAGATACATTAAAACAGTCGCGTGAGGAACGGTTAGAGGAAGAACTTTGCATCCTCCTAGAGACTTGCGCTGTATTCCAGTCAGACCCTATCAAGCTGCAAGCGGCTATTCGTCGCAACATGGTCGGTATCGTCAACAGACTGGTTAAAGAATCCACACTCCCTGAGTACGTCGAGACTCAGGAAGATCGTGATAGAGATCGTGCTGACTGGCTCTATCAAGAAATGAAAGATCGGGAGGAAAGATGAATCCGAGTCGAGCAGAAATATCTAACTGGCAACTCGCTGAAATTGTCTATGCTTTGCGTCTATTGATTGATAGAGTAGAACGCAGAACAGCATCAGATGAAGATAAACAAATTGTCTACATGGCTTATCGTGCGTTAGAGAATACTCCGCACGTTATTCAGAAAATTGTGGACGAACTTGAAAGAGGCAACCAATGAGAAAACTTTTTAATCCAGACGATAAGCTGGCAGACTTTATCGACCGTCATGCAGGTGTTGTAATTTCATGTATGTTTGTCCTAGCGTTACTTATGGACAGCTTTGCATGAAGAAGGTTTTTCCATCAATCTTAGACCAGAATTTCAAATATGTTCCTTCCGGCAAGACGAACATTCGCAAGACTTTTGACAGGATTCGCAAAGAGCAAAAGGAGGTTACAAAAGTACAAACTACTACGGAAGCACAATCTCACAATATCATTTTCAATAAGAAATTCGCTCAGGGATAACTAATATGAACTCAGATAATCGGCAACAAGAGCAAGACGAACATCAACAATGGATCGTTTACCAGAAGCTACAGACAGCTAGGGTCAAGCTACAGAACGTAGAACTCAAGAAGTCTGGACATAACAAGTTTGCTGGCTACAAGTATTTCGAGCTATCAGACTTCCTGCCTACCGTTAATAGCATCTTCTTTGAGCTAGGGTTAGCACATACGCTAGAGTTCTCAGACACTATGGCTACTATGTACGTCATCGATACAGAGAATGGTGGTCATGCAAAGTTCACCTGTCCTATGGCTAGTGCTGAACTCAAAGGCTGTCATCCAGTCCAGAATCTAGGTGCGTCAATCACCTACATTACTCGTTACCTGCTGGTCATGGCTTTGGCTATCTGTGAGCATGATGCCCTGGACGCTACAACAGGTGCTGATGAGCCTCGTTCTGCCAAGCCTATTACCAAGTCAGTATTCGATACGCTAGACGAGGAATCTCAGAAAGAGATTAAGAGCTATGCAGCCGATGTCATTCTCCTGATCCATAAAGAGAAGGTCGGAGAAGCAGTCGAGTACATCAATTCTCTGGAGCTAGATGCGGACTGGAAAACAGCCCTCTGGAGCCAGCTGGATAGTAAGCAACGATCAGCAATTAAAAAATTCGCTCAAGGATAATCATGGAATACGACAATACTAATCGCGGTACGTTAGGTAAGAACGCTAACAAGAAGTCTGATAGTCATCCTGACTACTCTGGTCAGTTGAACATTGACGGAGTGGATTACTGGCTATCAGGCTGGCTTAAAGAGTCTAAGAAGGACGGTACTAAGTTCTTTAGCCTAGCGGTTAAACCTAAAGACTCTAAGCCTAGCAAAGCTAGACAGAAGCCTGAGTTTCAAGATGATGATCTTTCAGACGCACCCTTCTAGGAGGAAACTATGAAATACCTATTTGCCCTATGGCTAGCAGTTGCAGCACCTATGGTTTATGCCGCTTGCACCTACCATACCTATTGTGATGCTGGTCGTTGCGTAACGTGTACAACTTGCTGTTACGGAGCCTCATGTAATACCAACTGCTATTGATCTACGGGGGAAAGCGGATGCCAGCTTTTCGATTATCAAATCGTCAAGGATAGAACTGGTGTAGCGAGTACCCCACCCTTATCGCCTAGCTAGTGGTGGCGGGTAACCCTAGCAGCATACGCAATGCTCCTTTACATGGCTTTCCATTCATTGTGAGTATGCAGACAGCCCGGAAAGACGGGCATAACCAACCGAGGAACCAATGAAACTACTAGACTTTCTGAAATTACAATTCGACATTAAGAATGATCGTCAACTAGCCCTAGCTTTAGGTGTTCAAGCACCAGCTATCAGCAAGATTCGTAACGGTCATTCATCCATCACGGCTGACTTTATCCTGAAGGTACATGAGACCTTTGAGATTCCAGTTAAGGACATTAAGGCACTCATATGAGCTACGAACAGACAGAGCTACTGGTAGTCCGTTGGGGTGAAGCTAGAGGAATCATCCAGAACTCAGATAGCAAGACGCAGCTTCTCAAGGCTTTTAGCGAGATGGGGGAACTAGCAGATGCGATTACCAAACGAGACCGTGATGCAGTTATCGATGGACTTGGCGACGTTCTTGTATGTCTTGTTATGGTTGCTGCTATTGAAGATGTCGATCTGAAACAATGCTTCCTGTCAGCCTATGAAGAAATCAAGGATAGAAAGGGTTATTTGAATCGTGAGGGAGTTTTCGTCAAAGATGCCTGAAGAACTCAAGAAGGTCTTAGAGATGATTAATAGCTGGTGGGCTAAGTCTATGGTTGCCATCATCCTATGCGTATTTGGTTACAACATAGGAGCCATTCAGACTGAGATACGGATAGCGTCAGATTGTAAGTTTGCTAACGCTTTTAGAGTAGATATTCAGGCATTTAGTTGCCAGAGGAAACTGTAATGGGCAGACCTAGAAAGAACCCGGATGATCCTAAGTGGCAGGAACCTAGCTTTGCTCCTAAAGATTACGACTGGAGATTGTTCTTCGCAGCGGCTCTAGGAGGCTTAATTGCTAAAGGTGGACTTCAGTACGACCAAATGATTAAAATAGCCTCACAGATCGCTACAGAGGCTCAGGACTCACTTTCTTAGGGCTTCGTATTGCCTGATGCATTGGTTGAGGTCTGCTTGGATTCTTGCGGCTTCGGTAGCGTACCAGACAAGAAATTCTGCATCTCCCCTAGCCAGTTCTTTTCCTGAGGCTCCAGAGCAAGATTTGGAGGAATTGGGCAAGGAACCTGCTTCGGAGGTGCGGGTCGGACGGTGCTGCAAGCTGTTGTTAAGAGCAGTAGCCCTAGCATTAAGGTCACGGATTTCACGGTCTTTCTCCTGTCTTAGCTTATCTGCATTAGCCTGTAGCTCTTGTTCCTTCTTCCTGGCTTCTTCCTGAGCCTTAGCGTACTCCGCATATTGAGCCGCTTTCTCCTTATCCCACAAGTTCTGAACCTTCGCCTGACCATGCTCTGAACCCTGAAAATATCCTGCACCTGCTGCCGCGATAACAGCAACCAAGGAACCGAGTAAAAAATAGGGATTCATTTAGGAGGAATCTTATTCGCATCCAGTTTCTTATGGACTTTGACCTCACGGCAGACCTGAACCTCTTTACCCTTACGATCCTTCTCTGCGTGACAGACCTTCTTAGTCTCGGCTGCATGAATCTGGAACACTAAGACAGCACTTAGTAGAACAGTAACAGCCATGCGTAGGTAGATAAACATTAGCTAATCTCCGGGTGAGGTGGTTGAGCAGGTTTGTCTTTAAGGCTCACAACAGGGTCGATAGTCGGCTCCATGCGTACAGGTGAGTGTACAGGGCTAGGTGACTTAGGTGTAGGCGGTGGGTCTGCTTCAGGCTTACTCAAATTCGGTGGAACAAACTGAGGCAGAGCGTCCTTACCCTTGACCGCTAGGAGTGTTGCCAATGAGCCAAGAATATACTTGCTCATGTCAGACAGGATCAGGAAGAACTGTTTATCTGCTGGAGCCATGCCATTCATAGGTTGAGTCACAAACACAACGCTATAGAGTGACACTCCGACCATGATAATGACCGTACAGCAGAAGGTTACAGCGATACAGAACTTAATTACGGCATCGTGCTGCTCCTGCGTCATTGCAAGGAACTGGCTTATTAGTTTTAGCGGGTTCATCTTGTAATTCCTCTGGCTTCATTAACTGATCTGGACAGGTTCCGGTAACAGCGCAATAAGGTCTTTTGCATTGTTTAGTCTCCCAATTCTCAGGGTTGCTACAAGGATACCTAAACCTATCGCAGCCACTAAGCCAAACGAGAGCCAGAATCAAACATATTGAGCGCAATCTCATAATGGTGTTTCCTATCCTCAAGTCCAATGTAGCCACCGTTAATAGCCCTAGTCAAACCCTTAAAGTCATCCGCATCTACGAATCGATTTAGCTTGTTCTCAGACCAGAACCAGCAAGCACTCTGAGCAGCACCTTCGAATGTTTCCAAATAGTCAACTGCTTGTTCAGGTGTAATCTCTAGGCTAGCTGCAAACCAAAAGTAGTTATTTTTGCCAGTTAGCTGCAAAATTCCTCGACCACGGAACTTAAAGCCATCACCAGAAGCCTCATCACCATTACCCATACGATCCGCATAGACCTTAGATGCTATCTTCTTAGCATTACGTTCGTATTGCTTGGCAATCTCATGGGTAGGAAAGTATTTAGGAAATACCCGCTGTAGACCTGATGCAGAATAGTTCAGGTTCTCTGTGACAAAGACAAAGCCACCTGATTCATGACCACATTGGGCTAGGAAAGCAGCTACCCGTTTAGGCGTATTGATCTCGTATTCTTCTAGCAGAGACTTACCACCTAGCTCAGTCTGCTTGCTAAAGAGAGCGTCATACCATTGCTGAGGATACTTGGTGTTAGGAGCGAACTTCTTGAACTGTGCCAACGTTATCATATCGATTTCTCATGAACAAAACTGCACCCACCCAGTAATAATGTACTTGGTGTTCGATATAGGTGGGTTTCCTCTATGGGTATGAGTAAAACCGCCGGGGAACAAGAGGAAAGTTCCTTGTGTCGCTTTGACACGTTTTGGGTAATACAAAAATTCTGTTTCACCACCTTCTTCAACATCGTTTAAGTAACAAGTAAAACTTAGTAAACGGTCAGAGGTTAGTTTATCCCCTTGCTCCGCATGCCAAATATGGTATCCACCACCAACAGAAGTTCGCTGTATCTTATAAGAAAAAATTTGATGGTTACCAATAGTCGGCAAAATTGCATACTGGTTAGCGTACTGCGTATACGCTACGTTCCAGAACACGTTATGAACTACATCAACTATATTGTAGTTAAGTAACTCTAATACTTTTGTGTGAATAAGAAATAAGCTGTCATCTTCTTTATGTAGTTTGCTAACTTTATCTGACTGTTGTCGATTATATGTAAGCCCTAACTTATCGCATTTCTCAAAAAAGTCTATTAACTCTTGGCAATTCGGAGCAGGTAAAACATTTTCGTAAATGCCAATAAAGTTGTCAGCCATAAATCTCACTTTAGTTATCTACCGTATAACCGTTCTTCTTGTATTTCTTTGCGTAATTCTTTCATCTTCTTTATTTCATGCACCGCCGCATTTGTTGCTATTACCATATCATAGTACATGAACGCCAATATAGGCATTACGATAAAGAACATTAGAATCACAGCTAGGACTACTGTAATCAAAGACCAAGGTACATCTTCTGCATCGCGCTTTTCGTTATTAGCCACATTAGACCCACTGCCCACGCTATTACGAACACGACTGCTCCAATCCATACCAGCCGACTTTTGAGACGATTTATCGCCCTTCTTCGTTGCCATCTAGCCGCCTGTAACTTTCTCGTCTCTATCGCTAGAGCATCAGACTGCTCGTTCTGTATGTCAGTCCATGCCTTCTCAAACCTAGACCAGACTGATCCTAACTCCGGTGGAGTGTTATAGACCATCTGCTCTCTAACCTGAGCCAGCATATCGTTTAGCTTAGACTCAAGCCTGATTCGCTCTAATGCCCTGCGACCTAGCGATAATTCACCCCTGTAAACCTCTTTAGACTCAGCTTCACTCTGGATGTATATCTTCATCAGAGCTTCATACTGGTCAATAAAGGTTCCTAAGTTGTTCCAAATGTCACTTAGAACATCATCAGGTACAGCTTTGGCAACTTCCTGAACCTTCTTAACTTCTTCGTTGTACTGTTTCTTCTGCTCAGGACTAGGATCAACTATCTTGTGATACTGTTCTTTTAAGTCCTTTAATACGCCACTTACGTCACCGCTAGTATTTTTTATCTGCTTATAAAGGTCTACGCCTTTCTTTGCTAGGTCAATCGCTGTGGTACAAGCCTTATAAGCAAGAGCTATACTCGCAGGATCGATCACATCAGAACAGGTGTAGCTGTTTCTTCATGCTAATGATCTCTTCGCGCAAGGCATCGTTCGCTTCCTCGCACTTACGGTTCTGTTCTTCTACAGTAGCTAGACGGTCTGACAAACGAGCAACTTCTTCACGCAAGGCAGTAATTAACTGTTCCCATGCAGCACCAGTAACGTCAGCAGCATGATTGTTACGGTTATCAGCTTTGATCTTCTGGTACATAGCCCAAGCTCCAGCACCAATGCCACCAATACCTACGACGAATTGTGAGATTAGGTTATCCATTATTAGCTTTTCATAATGAACGCAAGAGCGAAATACGGAACTAGGTTAGCGTTAGTGCCGGACGAACCTTCTGTACTGTTAGATACGGTAATACCTGTAGTCGCGGAATTAATCGTAGCATTTGCGTCTCTAAAACCCGGAGAATATCCATCTGGTGCGCCAGTTACCGGAGAATTCCAACGATCAGCGTTATGAGTGTGCGTGTGACCGGGGTCAGTTACTGTAGCCGTGTGAGTATGGCTAACAACAATCGCATCTTTAGAACCACCAGTCTGCGTTAGCGAACCAGTAACATTAGTCTTAGCAGTACCAGAGTCATCCTGACGCGCACCAATAACAAACTTGTCTCTAAGGTCAGGAGTGCTATTAGTTCCATCACACAGTACCCAACCGCTAGGGATAGTGGCAATAGAGCCAGACCACATCATAATCATGCCGGTAACAAATGAATTTCCCCATTGTGGAGACAATCCAGCACCACGAGATAACAATGCTTGACCAGCAGTACCAACAGACGAATTAGCTGTTAGCGTTCCACCTAACGTAAAGTTGTCAGCATCAGTACCGGCTTGCATATCCTTAACCTGAGCCATTAGCTCTCGGATAGCGTTATTGATACCACTAGGCGCACATCCTTCAGCGATATTGATACCACCGATGTCTGTATTGTTGGATGGTGTAGAACTCCACTCGCTAACTTTGTCTTTTGACATGATTCACCTTTATAGCAATCCTGTTAATGTTCCAATAGCACCAGCACCGGGAACAGCACCGACAGGACGCTGCTGAGTCCTAAGACGGAGTTCCTGCAAAATAGCTCGTTGCTCAATAGGATCAGACGAAAATAGACGCTTCTGGAGTTCAGCAGAAGTCTCTCCGCTAATGCCCTTAGTCCTAGCAGCACCCTGACGTAATAACTCCATAGCCGTACCAGTAAGTCCACCTGTAGCGTAACTCTGAGCCAATCCAGCAGCCTTACCAGTACCCTCGCTAGTAGCCAAACGCTCACCAGTCTGAGAGCCTCCAATAATGCCCTTAGCAGTCTTAGATTGACGCTCTAAAGCATCTACATACTGAACAAATTGGTTGTACTGGTCTTTATCGGTAAAGGCATAGCGCATCAGGGATTTCTGCTTGTCGCTCTTGAAGATTTGACGAGCAAAGTCACCACCTTTGAAGTTCTCTAAACGGCTATTTACGTCAGCCATCATGCCAAGACGGAAAGCCTCTTTCTCAGAGTCATTCATGCCCTTTAGCTTGTTGAGAGCCTCTTTATACTCAAGTTTCTGATAACCCTGACCAGACTCAAAAGAACTTCTTAGACGCTCGTTATCAGCAAACTCCTTGTTTGCTTTAGCGTAAACAGGGTTCTTTTCTTTTATCAGATCGTTAAACTCTCTACGCACATTAGAGACATCACGACCATAGCTCGTAACTTTGCCAGTAATCGTATCTGTTTCTTTTTCAACAATACGGTCTAGACCAATCTTGATCTGATGCAAAACATCCGTAGGAACGAACTGAGCATTTCTTACCTGCTCTAGGTCAGGCAATGTCTCACCACGCACACCAGCACGTTTTACAGCCTCATCATAGGCTTGCTGGAACACAGGACGGTCAACATACTTACGGAAGTCTCTAGCGTCTACAGCCTTGCTATAAGCCTGTGGATACTTGGCATTAGCAGCAGCTTTTTGGTTCTGAGCCAAGAAATCAAGGTATTCATAGCCATTTACGTTCTTACCCAATCCAGCACGAGTTACCAAACCCTTAACAATATCGTTAGGTTGGTCAATCATTCTGGATTCTAGGAAACGTAGAGTCGAATCCTTCTTTGTTGAAGGTACGACATAAGCCGAGTACGCTAGGTCTTGTAGGCTCTTGCTAACATCAGCCAATACAGGACGAGGAACATTCAGACGCTCTAGCTCACTTAAGACATTCTGAGCCTCATCAATGGTCAGATTGTCTTTCTTTAGGGCATCAGCAATCAGTTTAGAAGCTGCTGTAGGCTGATCTCCAATACCAGAAGCAACTAGGATATTCTTAATCACCCCACCAGCACCACGCAATGCTAGAGGAACTGAAGCACCTAGACCACTGCCGATAATCCCTGAAGTCGTAGCACCACCAGTAACATCCTTTTCAGCAGTACCAGCACCAGTTAGCGCACCCGTAGTCAATCCAGTAGCACCACCTCTAACGACTTGCTGAGGAATAGTTACACCACTAATAGCCTCCTGAACTGCTGGAGCAGCCTTACCTAGATACTTAAACGCAGCAAAAGGAGCCGCTAAAGCCCCTGTAATCTCAGCACCACCACCTAGAATCGGGTAATCCTGACGGAATTGAGTCTGCTGTTGACGCAATCTGTCACGCAATGCCTGATACTGCTCACCGCTGATCTGACCAGTTCTAAACGCAGCCTCTAGTTCGTCAGCAAAGCCAAACGTAGCACCCTGAGCTACAGAACGTACAGCCTCAGCAGAGCCGGTATAAGGAGTCCTCGGCATCATTACTGATGATTGCATTGAAGAATCATCAGCTATGGCATCTTTTTCCCATTCGTTAGCCATTATCGTTTTCCTTTGGTTCGACGAACACCTTTAGCATCGATATAGGTTGTTCCATTAGGAATGGCTCTGTAGTCAGCATCAGTAAACACATACGGTTCAAACTTAGGAACCTCAAGTTTTACCTCTGCCTCTCCAAGTTTCGCGTTAGTTCTGCGACGATTAATTGATGTTTGATAGTCTGATACTCGTCTAGCGTTCAAATCACGCAAACGAATGACTGCTTTAGCCGCATCTGCTGGAGATTCTGCGCTTTGCAACTCTTTGCCAGCGCGAATTGCATCACCTTCTGTCTGAGTACCTTTGTTTTGACGCAAAGATTCATTAACGTATTCAGTTTTCCATCGATCAAAGTCATTCCTAGCAACCACATCAGGATCACTAGAGCCTAATGCGCTACGGACAGCAATACTTGCTTTTTCTTTCAGACCAAATGGAATCGTTCCGTTAATGATGCTAGTTACATATTTATTTGCATCTCTAGCAAGATTAGCTGCTGATGTGCCTAAGTCATAATCTTCTTCTTCAGCTTTTTGTAATGCTGGAGGAAGTGGTTTAGCCTCAGTTTTAGGCATAAAGCCATCAACAGGTTTGCCAGTCTGAGCATCAACTACAGGCAATCCCGGACGAGTAGGCAAGAACACTAATCGACCTTGAGCATCTACAGTCGGCTTATTGTCATACATCGTCTTGCCTTCACCTGTTGGCTTACGAGCTACAACTTTCCATGATTGAGTAGCTGCATCGTATTGACGAGTAGTTCCATCAGCAAAATCTTTGATCTCTGGAGCCTTAGCACCAGTACCTTCAACAGGCTTAATTTCACCTGTAGCACTTTGCTGATAAACAATATTTGGAGGCAATCCAAGAGCAGAAGCCTCTTGGTTCGTTAATATTTTCCCTTGCGGCTTTTCCGGAGCAGTATAAATAGGCTGACCTGTTTCAAGATCAACAACAGTATTACCAACAACTGCTGTACTTTTCTTCTTAGCACCCGGAGCAGAGAACAAAACCTGACCTTGTGGGCTAATAACCGTCTGACCTTCGCCAACGGTAATAGGCTTAGTTTTAGCTTGTTCACGCTCTGCAACCAGACGGAACGCACCAGCAGGATTCGTATCAAACTCGTCAGCCAAGTCTGGATACTTCTGCTTCATTGCATTAACACCAGCGATTTGACGTTGCTGCAAAGATAACTGTTGTTGATTAATAACATTCTTTAGACCAGACTCATAAGCCTGACCAGCACCTCCAAAGCCAGCACCTAATGCAGTCAGAATATTTTGAGCAGCACTACGACGGTATCTTTGCGGACTCATACTTTCAGCCAATGCACCAGTAAAGCCTAACAATCCAGCTAAGTTAGCTCGTTTACTTAAAGCATTAGACTGATCCTCACCTAATAGACCTCTATAGCCTGTAGGAACGCCGCCAAAGACATTAGGAATGTAATCTTCAATAGCCATACGTCACCTTAGATCAGAGTAATCGGCTGCATAGGACTCATAGCCGCATACGATGGAGGCTGCTCTGGAATAGGATTACCTCTCAATAATCCCGGTGCTTGAGGAAATTCCATAGGTTGCTCACCGTATAACTGTTGTGCTGCATTAAGTCCTGATGACATTGCAAAAGGATTATCTTTAGCAAACTGAGTAACCCCTTGCAAGCTACCAGACAACTGAGAGCCTAAGGATGGACTAGTGCCTATTGCAGTCTGACCCACATTCATTACGGCATTTCCACCTGCTTGTAGCGATCCTGCTGCTGCGGGGGTTCCTGCTGCGAAATAAGTACCAGAGGCAGCGGGGTTAGCTAACTGAGTTCCAGCCGTAAACATTCCTGAGCCACCACCACCAGCTAGACCAGCAGTTCCAGCACTACCAGCAGCCTTAAACCCACCCATCGCAGCACCACCAACGCCACCTAGTACGCCACCCAACAACGCACCCTGCAAAGGATTTTTAGAATTAGTCATCGCGCCAAGTGCTGACCCGATCAAAATAGGTTCAAATCCAGACATTTTTTACTCCTTAACCTTGAGTGCTTGTAGTCGTGGTTTCCAAAGGAGCCTGATAGAAAACATTGGTTGTTTTTCTTAGTCGCTCTAATGGAATATCAGCAGCAGCCAACCTACCTTGAATATCTCTTTCAATATAGCCTTCTCTGCCTTGTCCAACCTGCAACAATCTCTGAATATCAGCATAGTCAGCAGCAGACATAGCTGGTGCGCCTTCAATCGCTTTCATCTGTCGATTTCTCTCAGCTTCAGCACTCGAATACGCTAGTTGACCACCTTGTTCCGCTAAAGCACGAGCAAAGATGTCCTGAGCAGTACCAGCCTGTTGACCCATCGCTGCCGATCCATAACGACCAGCAGAAGCAGCCTTAGACATTAAATCTTGAATGTTCCGGGTATATTGCTCACCCGCTAGACGGTTAGTCTGCTCTAAAGCACCCGCTAGAAATGGATTGGTTCCTCGACCCTGAATCGTAGCGAGTTGTTCAGCCTGGGCAGATCGAAGCAATGGAGAACCAGCTAAAGCCCGTTCCTCAGCCATTCTCAAGGCTTGAAGGCTAGCCTCTGACTGTGGAGCAGCCAAGTTAGTAGGAGCTTCAGGCATATTTTCGTAAAGACGTTTAGCCTCAGAAAGCCCGAATTTTACATAAGGCTTAAATTCTGGACTAATCTCAGTCTTGCTCGTTTGACTCGAAGCTGGAGTACCCATATCACACCTCACAAATCCATTTTCTAGGGTAAAAGCCCAATGCTTTAGCCCTACGATTCCATCCTTGCCGATGACTCGAAAACGTCATGTATTTCGCACCTGCTTGACGAGCCATCTCTTTTATGTATTTTATGCCACTTTCAACCACTTGATAATCATTTTCTAACGTCCAAGCAGCCCAAACATGGAGTTCTTCACCCATAGGCTGCAAGATAAAGAACCCCGCAAAATGCTGATCCTTTAACGCTATCCACAGCATAGCCTTCTGGTTAAAACAGTCCGTATAAGCATCCTCAACAATCCATCCCTCAGGACTTCGAGCCTTAACCTTCTCTAGTCCTGGTCGGATAGTTCCCCACCAGTTTCTTAGTTGATCGACTGGTATAAATCGGAACTCAACCGACAACGATATATCCGTAAGTTTTGTCTGCTGTAGCATTTGCCCAATGTGTAATAGTTGCCTCACCCTGTTGTTGTGTAGAAACATACAGGTTCGTCGTTGCTGATGGTGCTACATAATTCATCGTCGCAATAGCACTAGGTACAGAAGGTCTGGTAGGACTTGTGCTTGTATCAAAATGCTCAATAGAAACACCCGTGTTAGTTACTCGCCACATTATCTCTACATAGTCACCAGCAGTCATTTCCAGAAAGTAATTTAACGCAGCAATCAAGTGGCTAGGATCACCCCCGCTTTTCCTCGCTGGCAAATGAAATCGGCTATTTGAAGCAGCTACATTCGTTCCATTCTTCCTAAACCAAATATCTACATCCTGACCATCATTAGTAGTGTTTTTGAACTGAATAGAAAACTGAATGTTATAAACTCCATAATTCCTGACATTAAGACGAGAACTATTAGAAAGATAAACTCCATTGCTATAGTCTGTCGTATCAAACGTAACAGCATAGGCAGTAGTCGTATTAGCAGCAGTCTGGTCTGTGGTGTCCTGAAACGCTCCGTAAGGTGCTGAATCAGCTTCAGCAGCCGCAGATAAGGGTACGAAGAAAATAAGGCTGTCAAAGCCTATACGGTCATCGTAAAGGGTAGTGCTAGTAGCGTTCCCTGTAGCTAATGTAATCTCTCCTGTGTTATTCGTTTTGCCATTCATAGCGCCACGAACAACCTCAGCAACCTGCCTCTGGTCTCCACCAAATACCGGTAACGTCTGGAACTGAATACGCCTAGTCATCGATTACCCTGCTTAACAACGTCAACCTCTAGTCCTACAGCGGTTTTCCAGTTAGCCCCTGTCGGAGTTAGCCTCAGTCTGTGATATTCACCGTTAGACCGGATAGCAACACGGTTCTCAGCGTCAGCAGCAGTCTCTTGATAGAACTCCACCACCTCGTTAAGTAAATCCCTGCTAGAAATCGCTACAGACGCACTACCGTTGTCTACAGTCGGTCTAACCAAAGTCACCGTAGAACGACCTATCGCTATGTCACCAGTCGTAATATTGGCTGTTTTAGGCTGTCCTGAGAAAGTTATGATCTTGCTACCGGCTACACCTGCAAACAATAGCTGACCACCAGCAAATACCCGTGAATCCAGAGGAATATCTAAGGCATCAATCGAGGAATTATAGTTATCTACCTGCTCTAACGTCGCTGAAGGAGTTAGCACAAATGAAACAGACGTAGTTGTAGTCGAAGCATAAGACCAACGGTCTAAGGCTATGGAGTAAATAAGCAATAACTTTCTAGCAAACGTACCAGCAAACCGCCAAATTACCAGTTTACGGATAGGATCAACCGTAGCACTCATTCCAGTCAAGATTTCACTAGGAATAGCGTTCTCAAAGAACCAACGGTTTACCTTTTCAGCACCAATATTCTTAGTAGTTTGCCCATCGCAGACATAAAACCCGTCATCCGCTAGAAAGTAGGTTACTCCACCATACTGAGTAATGGAGCCGTTAGAAATACAGCCTAAAGACCGTGAAATAGCGTCAAACTGAAAGAAAAACGGGCTACCAGAGTATGTCATCCGGTAAATCGCTCTCTCTAAGAACACTAAACCGAATTCACCACCAGCTAGACCAGTAATATCACCCCCGTCAGGGATGATTTGAGTATCAGATTGACTAGCAGCACTTGGAGTCCAGTCTGTTTCGTCGTTAATATCAGACCAGTAGACCTTGTTCTCGTCACCACCCGGATCATTAGCCGCTACAACGAAGTCTTTAACAACTGTGACGAACCTAGCTCTAGGTGCAGCAGCATCTAAATTAGCAAAATTCGTAGACGAGTTCAGCGTCCAAGCCTGTAACCTGTCTGAACCGTTAGCCAGAATGATTTTTGCGCCAAACTGAGTAACATCCCACGACTCTACAGACGAATAGCCCGTAGTCGTAGCAGCATCCAAACTTCCGTCAGAGCTATCAAACTTGTAAATCTGAGTAGCTCCAGCAGCAAACAATGTCGTAGCACCGCCAAACTTACCAGCAAAAGTAATCAGCAAGGGTTGAGCAGCATCATCCGAATAGTTAGCTTCACTAGGAAATGAAGCATATCCGTTAGCAACCGGATAACAGTTTAGAGCATCCGTCATAGACCCAACAACTCCGGGTTGATCTGGCAACCACTCACCAAATTTAATTTCCATTTGCTTCCTCAGCAAAATTCTATTGCTAGTTATACATTAAATGCCTAATGCGGCTTTGATTTCTTCTGGTATTGCAGCAGCTAGTAGGGTAAAGGGTTAATTTAGACCTCCGGCGCAACAGAATCTTCTATGTTCTGCCATGTTTCAAGCGGCTTATCTGGCCACTCCATATATCCGTTCCTAGGGCTTATTGCATTTTTTCGTATTGCGTTCCTGTAAACATTAAACTCATCTACATTCAGCAGATATGGGTCGCTCTTAGTAGGGTCGGACACCTCTGGTAGTGCAGCCCAATCAGTCTCTGAAAGTAATTTCAGAGCTTTCTTTTTGTTATCTTCCGCAGATGGTGTTGTAGGGTCAGGGTGCTTGCGTCTGTAATCTGCCGCTTCCCATTCTTCTACGCAAGTGATTGCCCACGAAGGTAGTTCGGTAATTTGCTCGGTAGGAGCATTAGTAAATTCAATCCATCCACTTGTGTCGAACCATTGAAGCGCATGTACATTTTCTGGAACTGAAGATGTGTTTAGCGGGGCGTATGGAACCCTATCAACATACACCGCATAATCACTAGGAATTATGGTCAACCGCATTACACACCTCCAAGAATATGTTTTTGTTGGGCTGTAGCAAGCAATACTTGCTGTCCTACTTCATTAGCCCGTACCATTTCATTACGGAATGACTCAACTGCCGCACCAGTTGATCGTTGTTGCTGACTGTTCTCAATCATAAGGATAGGAAGCCACGCCATAGAACAAGCCCATTCATCGACCTCAGCTCCTGTGTTTGGATTTGTACCTCGCACTTGAATAAACCATGCACAGTCTAACTGTCTACATGGTCTAAACGAATCTAAAGGGCATCCGTTTTTAGGTTCGATTTTCATCAGTTTTTGGTCGCAATAATTACATCGACATATTGAACCGCGAGATCGATAGCTGTACCAGTAAAAGTATGGTCGTGAGAGCCGCCACCACCAGTAGAGCCCGTAGACCCACTTAGAGAGTGAGCATGGTTCGCGTCCATTGATGTCCTAGATGTATTGTAAGACGCGCCATTAACAAAATATAGGCCTACGTTTACTCGCGTAAACGGCCCAGATGGGCCAGTTGTGTTAGGGGCTCTTAAACCTATATCGCCTGACAATGTACTAGTTGTACTCACCCCTATGCTACTACCGTCGTGTGTGTGACCAGGTATCTGAGCCGACGTTAGTGTTGTAGCTCCTACAGTACCGGCTGGTGTCTGACTTGCAAACGCTGTGGTAAACGCAACAGTACCGCCTGTACCGCCACCAGTACCAGACACCACTCGTAGAGCTTTATTGTTTTGCGTAGTTACCTGAGTCCACCCAGTAGGTGCAGCGGCTTGGTAGAACAGCATAGTGGTTCCCGCCGGTATAGGAGTCGGCGTTATGTTCCCGTTATCTACATAAACTGAACGACTTGCAGGATACGTTACAAATACGTCTTTTATACCAGACGTAAAAGTAGTTTTAGTAGGCGCACCAGCACTAGACGCTAAAACAGTATCACGCGATAAAGTCGTGCCAGAAGCTGTATAGGTTCCTATGCCTATTTCCCACTCGCTATTACCTTGTCCAGCAATGGTGTAATAGGTTGTGTTCCCATCACCAACAGCAGCGAATGATTGGAATCCAGTAACAGCACCAGCCAGCGTAACTGTGCCTGTGCCTGTAGTGGTAGTCGTTTCTCTTACACGATCAGCTAAAACAAGTGGCATTACACCCTCGACCAGTTATCAGAACTTCCACTCACCTGAGTCCAAGTGTTGTTATTTGCAGAAACAACACTCCAATTATTTGAACTGGCAGTTACTTCAGTCCATTCGTTATCTACGGCACTCTGTTCAGTCCATGTATTAGATTCAGGAACAACATCAGACCATTCCTCACCAATAATTGCACCATTGGCACTAATTATTGCTAACGCATTGACCTTACCAACACCAGAAAAGATACCAAATCCATTACATACTACAGTTGCCAATCCATTAACTGAAGCGTGACCGTCATAAACAACACCACCAATGGCAGTAACGGTCGCTTCTGCCGTAATAGCAGCAGTTGCCATTCTGAACCTAATGCCATCAGCCGTAACCGTTGCATTAGACGTAATAGCAGCATCGCCAAACTGTATTCTAGTTGCTACAGCACTTACGTCAGCAGAGCAGTTAATGACTCCTGCTCCAGCATAGATAGCAACAGCATTAGCATATACAGTTGCTAGAGCATTAACAGAGGCATGACCATCGTAAATTACGCCACCAAGAGCAGTAACCGTTGCTGTACAGCTTATTGCACCAGCAGCAAATGTTATTTTTGTAGGATTAGCAGTAACTGTGGCAGACGCATCAACACTCGCAGAACCAAATAAAGTAACTCCTCCACTTAGTGCGGAGAACGGATTCTGCGAAAATGCGCTTAAGCCAAACATACTTTAGGCAAGCGTTACAGACAGCGAACCAATAGCAATCTTGAAAATATCACCAGTTGCAATCGCCTTTGAAGCATCTAATGGTGAGTGGTAAAGAAGATTCCCACCTGTTAGCGCATCCTCAATACCAATCCAGCCAACTGTTCCCCATGAAGCTGTAGCCTGGGGGAATTCAATAGCCGCTGTATTTGTAGTCACACCGTTACTAGGCGCACCAAATGTAATCGCTTGACGAGCGTAGGAGCCACCTGAAACCTCAGTTCCAGTATCCGCATCTGTCGGATCGCTAGTGTACAGACCCAAATAAACGACTGACGGGCTTGTGTAACTTGTATTCCGTAGAGTCGCGTTAATCAGCGCATTTTCTAAAAAATTACTCATTTCTGCCATGATTTACTCCTTAAATCTGTTGGCTTTACTTCTATTTTCGTAACGAGTTATTACTCTTAAATTCCACGGCACATGAAGCCCACAAACATTTTCGCCCATTAACGGAACTATGTGATCTACCTCGTAGTGCGTTCCCGTCTCTTTTGTCTTAGACCTAGCTTCAACGTAAAACTTCTGTATTTCCTGCTTTAACTGGTCATCTATCCACTTTGGTACAGCATTTCTTTTTGCTGCCCTTGCTAATGCTTGCCATGCAAACTTAGTATGCTTTGTTCTTTCGTAACATCTTTTGCTTTTTGCAGCGTATTTCTCTTTGTTGTTTTGTTGCCATTTTATTACTCTTTTTGCTATTTTTTCTTTATTCTTTTCATAATTTGCATAGTGGTATTGCATTGCCTTGGATTTCTCTGACTCGGCATTTTCAACATACCATTTATCTTTATATTCTTTTTTACAACTTTTGCACCACCGACTAAATCCATCGTTTACAGATTTTTGTTTTGTAAACATTTCGTAAGGCTTCTCAACATTGCATTTAGAGCAACGCTTCACAGATTTACCTCACGTTATAAGACATTGACATAGGTTGACCGCTGTACTCACTCGACTGGTCAGACGTATTGATAGCCGCTATAGCACGATCATATAAAGCAGACCATGTTTGTAAACGAGCATCATTCATCAGATACGGCTCTGCCTCACCTAAAGCGGCATACAGCAACGCATCAGGATAGTTAGCCAAGAACGTATTGCTAGCGTTCGTATCACTCAAGAGCGTAGGCTTAGAGTAATACAACATTTGCAACGTATAAGTGGTATCTGGAATAGGGGCTAATTGAATCTCTGAGCCGAGAATCGTATAGTCCACAGGTCTGCCACTCTCAGTCGTTCTGGCAGTCTCGTAGAAGCTATTAGGAGCCTTGTAGCGCAACGTAAACACAGGAGTAGTGTTCAGATGTATGTCGCGCATCTCAAGGAAATCAGTCGGTAATCCAACCGTAGAGTCACCGCCAGTCGTTGTCGCTGTTGCAACTACTAGCATCTGACGAGTCCGAATGTCTCGTCTCAGCCGTTCTTCAGCTAGTCGGATAAAGTCAGGAATGACGGTGGTCAAATCACTACGGGCTAAATAGCTTGCTACCGTAGTCTTTAAATCCGAATAGGAGCTGAACGGCATATCATTCCTCTAATTGCTCAAAATCTTTCCATCCGTACTCATAGGTTCCTATGTGTCGAATGTGCATAGACAACTCATGGTCAACGTAGGTCGGGAATCCTTCACCACCAGCCTTGACGCAGAAATAAACATCCTCGCCACAGACTCCATTCTTACCCCATCCAGCATCAAACCAAGGTCTGCCAGTCTTTTCAAATACCTCTTTGCGGATCAGTACAGCACCAAAGCCAATCGCTGTAACTTCCTCAATACCCTCTTTACCTCGACTATCGATGTTCTCCCATTTATGGACTAACGTATCACCGTCCATATACTTCGTCATCATCTTAGCCGTAGGTGTTACAGGCTTCCTTCTCGTAGTCGCATTAACGCCAACAATAGGCACTTCACGACTCAGCAGAATAGTAATGATGTCAGGAGGGAACCGCATATCGCTGTCCACAAAGAACAACGCATCACAGCCCTCTTTCAACGCTACCTCTGCCAACTTCTCACGCTGGTCAAATATCAGCGTTCCCGGCATCGTATAAAGGCTTAAACCACCCTTACCATCCTTGCACCTGACAGACGCATCATGTGCAGCCATCTTCGCAAAGTCGAACGCAAATGCCGTGTGAACCTCATCCCTTGCAGGAACGCAAACACCAACTCTCATACTGTACCTCGATACGTTTTCCAGACAGCATTATCAGGATCATTCAGCCACTTGGCAAATCCAACGTCATCAATCACCCTGAAGCCCTTCATAATCCCCATCTGGTTAAGTACATCAATAACCGTGAAGGGTATTCTGGCTACATGGTGCAGATCGTTTAGATGCCCTTTGCGCTCTTTATCGAAATCTAACTGAGCCTTGTTAGCCTCAATGATCTCGGTAACATCCTGCTTCGTCTCGATGACAATCCCACCGTCACCGTCCTCATATACTGTTTGAGTCCGTATCTGGTTACTCATAAATCCTTTCGTAGTTCCCCCTAGCCCGTAGGCTAGGAGGATTTGCTACTAATTACAGCGACATATCCAAGTCAGCGATAATGCCATGTGCTGCTTCGTTCTTAACTTCCAGAGTGACTTCAGCCAGCAACTGAGTATTCTCAGAGTCACCAGTCTTAGCCAGATCGTTAGTCTGGAACGGACGCAGATACGCCAATGCTGCGTATTCTGGATCGAGTACCAGAGCATCACGGGTACGCATGAAACGGTTAGGAACAACCGACATCGTGCCAAAATCGCTCATATAAACGTCAGCAGCACCGATAATGGTGGTCGGAGTGTTACCCGGAGCCATGTAACGCTGTGCAGCGATACCAGCAAACGAGCTAACCTTCTGCTTACCAGAAGCGCCAACCATCAGAATCTTAGGTGAGCCACCAGATACGAACACCTCTGCAACAACAGTTTTCAGCAGAGTCTCGGTGAAAGTACGCTGAGTACCGTCAGTACGAGTCGATACACCGATGGTCGCTGGATCAGCACCGTCAGAGGCTTTGTCAGAGTTAGTCTTGATCCATGACAGCAGCGAACCGAGTTTACGAGCAATAGTCGATGTACCAGCCGAACGACCTTGGTTAGCGCACAGGATAGTCTCCAGATCACGCTTGATTTCAGCCGATGCTTTAGCCAGTTGATAAGCCTTTTCTGACTTACGACCTGCCTTGTTTACTGTGTCCAGAGTACCCGAAACCTGAACGGTCTTTTGGATGATCTGAGTGTAGTTACCAAGACGAACGGTAGGAGCCAGAGTAGCCGATGTAGCGTCTGCACCTTCAATCGCTGCGTTAGCAGTAGTAGCAGCAGACAACGAGTCAGTCTGCCACTCGTGATAAACGGCAGTTGCTTTAGTCTTGCCAACCGAACTCATGAAAGGAGTCTCAGTAGGCGAGATGTCATAGATGATGTCGGTCAAATCTTCGCGCTGACCAATCGCGCTATGTGCTGTAAATGTAGGCATGATAGTTCCTATAAGAATCGTTCAAATGCTTTTGCGGCATCACTAACCCTTCCGGTCTGTTTTGCACGCGCCTTTAACTTATTCAGTTCCTCGTTACTGTCTCTGCTCTTTCCTACACCCGACTTCATAACTTTCGGGGCTTCGTTCACCTTCTTCGTGATGGCAGGTTTCGAGCTTTGCAACTTATCGTATTGCATCGCCTTGTATAACGCTAGAACTGCACGAGAGTCATAAACTCCCGCTAACTCTTGTTCAGAGAACCCTAGTTTGAGTCCAAACTCCCTAAGTTCCCGCTTCATCGCATCACCACGCTTCGGGTCAGCATACTCAGGAATAACATCTGCCAGCTTGCGAGCCTCAGCCTGTATCACAGACCCTAGCTGCTCCTGACGTTCATGATCCTGCTGCATCGCAATTCGCTGTCGTTCAGCCTGAACTTGAGCTAACTGCTTCTCCCGTTGAGAGAGTTCTGCGACCTTAACGGCATAACCGATAGGATCGTTTTCCTTCAAATAGTCCAGATTCTCTGTCTCTGGCTGCTGGTTGAGCATCTGCTCGATAACCTGCAACCTTTCCGCATACTGGTCTCGTAGGTACTTGGCTTCCTCGATACGCTGTCGTTCAGCCTCGACTACCTTACGTTCTTCAGCTACGGCTTGCGATTTCTTTGTATAGTCTGTGCCAAGTTGATAAGACTTGATAAGCTCATCAAGGGTTACCTCACGTTCTTCTCCGGCTGCTTTCACCCGGAACGTCTGAGGCTCCTCTTGCTCATCATCGCTATCTTCTTGTTCTACCTCATCAGAATCGTCTTCGACGTATTCCTCAGATTCGGCTTCGCTATCGTTGGCTTCGGTTTGAGATTCAGGTTGTTCCTGTTCGGAGCCTTCTTCCCCACCCATAAGACCCAAAATAGCGTCAGCTGCACTACCTACATTCAACTCTGGACTACCGGATTCCGGTGTCGTTCCTTGAGTATCGCTCATCTTTTCTTTCCTAAATTATATCGGGAACCGCCCGAAACGGGTTACAAAATCTTTAACCGCTTCTCCTCAATTAGCTTGTCTGACGCTAACCCTTCGAGATACGTTTCAATCGACTCTATTGCCCTCAACTGACGATAAGCAGACTCTCTAACCTCTACCTGACCATAATCGCTAGTTGCGAACTTGGCAATCTCTTGCGACCGGAGTTCTTCCATCATTTGCTGAAAGT